GCTAAAGATAATCCACCCGATAAATTACCCTTTTAATCTATTATAATTGATTTTAGGGCTATTTTTGCGCGTTTTAGGCTACTTCTTGCCTTATCTTAAAGCTTACTGAATAGATAGAATATGCTGTTTGTGTAAAAGATAGGTTGTCATCAACAAATCTAACATTATAATAGTTGCTTCCATTATCTGTGCTAAATTGAAAAAATCCTTTTCTACCTTTAACAGTAGCTTGATTTATCAAAGCTTCTAGCTTTCCCTTATCTGCTTCAGATAAATTGGTGTAAGAAAGCTCCCACTCTAATTGTTTCCCAAACCTTTCGTTTGTATAAATTTTGCCACCATAAGCTTGTGTAGTTGTAATACCTTTATACATAGTATCTTCTTTAACATTCATGTCTGGGTTTCTTGAAGGAGAATATAAAGCGGTATTTGTTCCGCCATTTAATCTAAAAAGTACTTGTGTAATTAAAGCCATAATAAATCCTTAAAATATTTCATAAGCTGATATTGATATTTTCCCAATCGTCTTTGATGTAGAAGTTACTATAAAATGAAATTTGTACCAAGTGTGTTTAGGTAGACTTTCTAGGTTAGCAAAGCTTGGGGGTAATTCTCCAAACGGAGCATAAGTTATATTATCTCCGTCAAACTGTATTATATCTCCTACTTCTATTCCATAAAAAGCTGGATTTACAATATTAAACGATAGTTGTATTTTTGGGCTATCATTTAATTTTCCGTAGTAATTATAATAGCTAGTGCTTAAATCTCCATTTATATCTATTTCATTTTTTACTTCTTTAACATTTTCTGTGTTTATGTTGTATTTAGTTGTATTGCTAGAGTTTTGAAATTCTTTAAGCTCAAGATATTTGTTACTGTTTGCTGGGTCTTTGTGATAATTAATTTTGTATTTAGTAGCAATTTTATCTAATGGCAAGTGAGATATTTGTAAATCTGTTATATCGTTGTCTGTAAGTTTGTTGTGCGGAAATATAACTTTATGTATAGTTTTATCTTCTGCGTGTGCAATTTGCATGTCAGAAGGAAGTAAACTTCTTTCCATAAAAAAAGCTTCATCTGCGCCAGTAGGCGGAGTAACTTGTCCACTGTCTTGAACATATACTCTCATATATTCATACTGCCCACTTAATGCTAAGGCAATTATATCTCCATGATTTAAAGTATCTGCTCCGCTATAATCAATCCCAGCATAATCTCCAGTAGATGTAATTCCAGAGCCACCGCTTGTTTGTAATGTACCTATTGATTTTAAATATGGTTTTGTAGTACTTACGGTTGTGCTTTTTGTTAAAGCTCTTGCTGATACATAATCAAAACTTCCGTCATGTTTGTTGCGCATTATAAACATACCGAAATGCTGTAATACCTTTAAAACATCTTCAAGGTTTTTTTGCTTGTTTAAATAATAGTGAAGCTGTCCATAATAAGCTTGATTAGCTTGTATTTCAGTAAAAGATGTAGGTCTGTTTCCAGAAGTAAATTCTGTAGGCATAAATGTTTCGCATAAATATCTATGAGCTTCTATAGGATACTTTATTATAGAGCTAGCGCCACTTAAAGTGTGTCCGTCTTGACCAGAATAAAGCTGTTCTATTTCGCTTATAATATCAGCCGTAGATTGTGATTTATCGCTAGTAACATCTAATGCAGTAGTTGCTGAAAAGTATGGTTGTAAATCATAATTAATATCAAAGCTTTGCGTTCCAGACCAATTAAATATCATTTTTACTACTATTTTTGACGGGAAATTTCCAGAGTTATCTGAGTCTCCAGTTATTGCATTTGCTTCTGGAGAGCCGCTATCTAATATAATTTCTTCTGAAATATCTGATATACTAGAAAGAGTGTTACCGCCAGGATTTCTGCTTACCATTTGATGATTTGATATGCCAGGGCTTGTATCAGCTCCCCAGTATATATCAACCTTTGCTTGATAACTTGCAAAACTACCTATTGTTATATCTACATTATCAAAATCTAAAACCAGTGAAGCTGATTCTATAGTTCCTTTCAAAGAGCCTATTTCATCAAAAGTGTGAGTTATTTGTATGTTACTACTTGCAGAGCCAGAATGGTCAGTGCTATGAGTAGTTTTGTCCGCACTTACAGTTCCAAAAGAAAAACTTGCTCCACCCATTAAAGATTGTACACTTCTTCTTAGGTCTACTTGCGCAGACCTACCATATATTGTAGTTCCGTCTGAGCTTGTTAATGTGTATTGAGCTTCATTGTTTAGTAAGCTACCACCAGCTTTTGACATATTTTGAGAGCCAGTTGTTCTAAAAAGTCCGTCTTCAACTTCATGCAAGTATCCGTTATTAAGTGTAGAAGTATCTGATTCATGAGCCAGTGCTATTATTTTACCACCTACAATTCTGTCTACTGGAACTGGATGACATCTTACTGTGTCTGTTTGAGTTCTAATTCCCAATAAAAAGCTAAAGTTATGTGGACTATAGTCTCCAAAAACGACGGGTACAAAGTTACCATTATCAGTTTGCAGTTTTGGTACTACTATGTTTTCAAAAGGTCTTTTTGAGCCTATTTGTAAAGTTATTTTATTTTCAGAACTTTGTATAGCGCGCAAAACGCCTTGAAAAATGAGCAAACAGTTAGATAGATTACTTTCATCATTAAGTTGAGAATAAATTTTTACATCTCTGTTTAAGTAAGTTCTAGTATCAAAAAGAAGCCTATCAAGACTGTCTGGTCCAGCATTAGCCACTGTACCAGTTAATATGTCTGATGTACTAGAATGTTGAGCGGGTGTAGTTCCAGCATAACCTCTAATTACAGTATATACATCAGCAGAGCCAGCGGTAGAAGCAGATTCAATAAACATAATTTCATCATCTATCTTTATAACAGTACCAGCACTTAAATAAGGGTATGGACCACCAGACACGCTCACAGCACTAATTGAATTTCCAGTATCGTAAATCTGAAACTGTGTATCTTGTGTGCTATCTGTAAAAGAGTATTGTTCTGGGTGGCTTAATATTTTTGCACAACTAAGACTTATATTAGACAAAGATGAAGTTGATTTTAACAAATCAATGCTTTCTCTAATTTGTGGTACATTTGTTATTACACCAGCATAATCTTGGGAACTAACAGTTGTTTCGTGCGTTGAAATTCTTTCTCCAACATTACCTTGGTCATCATATATTTCAACAAGATAGTGTTCTTTTATTGTCTGTCCAAGATTAGAGCTATAATTAGACGGTAACGATAATGCCATTATGCAAGATTTAACCTTCCAGCTTCTTCAATCTTAGGTATGATAACATCTAATATTGTTTCATCTACTAAAGGAGCAGATACATTGATATTGATATTTTGTGTTGTACCACCACCTTGACGCGCATTTAAGCCACTAAGTGGTTGTACAGTAACTCTTTCTGGACCAGATTCTCCAACTATCATGTTTTGTGGTCCAGTCGTAATAAAACTACCACCAGTCGCAAATCTAGGAGCTGGCTGAGCAGCTATAGCGGCAACTTGTGCAGCTCCAAGAGCAGCAACAAAAGCAGCTAACGGTATATTCCCAGGCGGTGGCATAGTAGCTAATGCTTTTGTATAAGCTTGAGCTACATTCATAGTTGCTTCAGCTATATTAGAAGCTTTTTGTATTACAAAAGCTTTTCTTCTTTGGCTTTTAAATCTTTGCTGGACTCTGTTTTCCATTACTTCTCTTTCTTCTTGAGAAGCTTCTTCATAAGCCCTAGAAGCTTTTAATGCTTCCATTTCTCTAGCCATTCTTTCTTCTACTAACTGTGATTGAGCTTGGCTAAAACCAGATAAGGCTTGTATTGCAAATCCAGCTTGTTCTGAAAACTTGTTAAAAGCACTAACACTTTCTTCTCCAAACTTTTCAGTTATTGCTACAAGCTCTCCTTCAGCATTAATCATTAGCTTTACGCTTTCTAAAGCGCCTAATACAGCTTGATTAGTTTCATCATAGGCTATAGTAGATAATGTTTGTCCTTCAGCTATTGCATTAGCAAGGTTAAAGCTATCAACTCCTAAAGCTTTCGCAACACGACCAAACTCTTTTAACTGTTTAATTCTTTTTTCTTCATCATCAAACTGTTCTTTTGTAGTAACTTTTTCCATAGCAGACAATTCTGCTAAAACTACCCTAGAGTCTCTTTCAAAGTCTGCTGATTTCTTTAACAAAGCATCCATATCTTTTTGAGCTTTTATAGCTTCTCTAATTGCTTTAGCTCTTTGACGAGTGCTAAAGTTTAGCTTATCTTGCTCAAGTATTAAATCAACCATTTCTTCTACTTCTTTTCTAAGATTTTCTTGATTTACCTTATCCATTTTTGCTAATTCTCTTTCTATTAGCACACTTCTTTTCTTGGCTAAAGCTAATTCAAATTCTTTTTCAGTTGATGCTTGAGTTAGTGCGTTATTTAATTGTTTTGTTTCGTTAGTTTCTTTTTGTTTTTTTGTTCTATCTGCTAAAGATTTAGAAAACTTATCATAAGCTTCTAGCTCTTCGTTAGTCATTTTTACGCTACCAGCTGTAGTTTCAATGGATTGTTTCTGCTCTTCTGTAGCCTTATGAAGTTCTAATCTATATTGAAAGAATCCCATTGCTGCCAAAGTTCCTAAAACACCCTTCAAGCTAACAAAGGTTTTATCTAAAAATCCTACAGCTTTCCCTAATAAAGACATTCCTTTTCTTAAAACAAACATTTTTCCGCCAAACAATAAAGCAACTAATCCTAAAGCTTTCAAAGTATCAAATAAAGCTCTTAAAGTATCTTGATTATCTTTAATCGCTTTAAAAAAGTCTTCCATAGCATTTAATGCCGCTACAGTATTAGGAGCTAAAATTTCTCCTATAGCTTCTGCTGCATCAGAAGAAGCATTTGCTGTCGCTGCAAAAGCTCCAGTAGTCGTCTTTCTTAGTTCTTCTGCTAGTCTACCATATTGTGTTTCAGCCGCTTCTAAGATTATATTCTGAGCTTCTAAAAACTTTCCAGATTCAGCTAATTCTTTAACCATTTCTTTTTGGCTATCGCTAAATGTAAATCCAGCTCTACTTAATGCTCCTAATTGACCTTTAGGGTCTTGCAATGCTTTAGCAAGCATGGTAGCCGCTCCACGAAGCTGTTCAAAGCCAGGAACAGTACCAGATATAGAAATAGCCATATTGTTTGCGGCTATTAATGTTTTCTCAAATGCTTCTCCCCTTATATTGGTAAAGGTTAAGATGAAAGAAGCTAGTTTATTATTTACTTCGTCTCCAACAACGCCAATGTCTTGCATTCTTGAAGTCATTGCAAAAATTTCTTCTGCCGTTAATCCAGCAGCAAATCCAGTAGATTCTAAAGCAGCTTCAACTCTTTTTTCTGACTCTTCTTGCTCTGCAAAAGCGCGAACTAATCTACCAACTGTACCAGCAACTAATCCTACTGCAAATGAAGCAAGTAATAATTTTGAACGGAATACAGAAAAAGTCATACTTCCTTGTGCGGTTGCCGCATTCATATTACGCTGATTGCGTAAAGCAAGCTGACCAGTAGCAATAGCTTTCTTTCTTTGTTTGTCAGTTAAGCCAATACTATTAGCTAATTGCATTTGAGAGTTTTTAAGTTGGTCAGTAGCAGCAGATAAGCTAGTAATAGCTCGTTTTAGCTCTTGTTCTCCTTCAGCTCTAAAATGAATCCGTATGTTATTGCTATCTGTTGCTGTCGCCATTCTTATTTTTCTCTTTTTCTAATGTATTCTTTATATAAAAACTTTTATCTATCCATTTTTTTGGATGTTCTCCATAATGTCCTTTGTATGCGGGAACATTAAAAGTGCTACAATATGTATATCTATGAATATCATCTTGAAACACTTTAGAATATAAAAATCTTTTACAAGCAAAGAAAGGAAGTTGTCCGAATATACCTTCCCCCAGAGTAAAGTCTTT